TGGAAGACCACTTCCAGTTTTCGAACACCCAAAACAACTTATTTTACTCAAGGTGGACTACTTCGGAAAGGAATTCGAACTTATCATGTCAAGACAGGATAGATGGACTGAGACTTGGATACACAAACTAAGAAACTTTTCAAAACAGATGGATTACCAATTCAGCTTACCAGCACTCGCTGTTAATGCAGCTATGGCTTTCACAGGATTAGGAAATTTTGTTACAACAGTTTTTAAGCAATTCGTGGGAACAATGTCAGCAGCTCTGATTTCAGTCATGCTAGCACTAGGAATTCTACTAAAATCCAATGACACTTTCGTCTGTTGTCAGGCAATGACTTTGATCATCACAAATCTAGGCGTTTCCATTTCAACTTTAGGAAACATCGTCTGGCCACTTTTTCCGGCCAAGATGCTTTTTCAGGACGCAAGCAAACCATTTACATGGATACCCAGCGCAGTCGGAGTTTTACTCTGTATTGTTATGGGAGGATATAGCGCAGGACAGTTTATTGGAATCTTTTCAAAGACAGCAACACTAGGATACACTCTTGCATCAGTCAATGGACTTTCAAGGATCATCACAGAAGCAATCAAAGAGCTTTTACCTTTCATTTACAGGACAATCACAGGACGCGAATGGGAAGTGGAGAACTTGGCACAGCAGTTAACATCATACACAGATTTTATCACAGGAGTCGAAGAATTCGAACAGAAGCACTTAGTCAACTTAGAATCAGACTGGGCAGCACAAAAGAGAGTCTTCGAATTACAAGCACTTTACAAGACATTAGTTCAAGAAGCAGAAAAACTCAGATTGAAAGGACAACTTATTCCACTCATTCAGACTTACAACCAAAAAGTACAATTATGGACAAAGAGAGTAACAGCCTCAGGCATTTTACTAGCAGGACATCGATGCGAACCAATCAGCATCCTCATTTCAGGGAAACCAGGCATGGGAAAGAGCTACATGGTGAACGAATTGGTGAGGGACGTAGGAGAGGAAAACATCAAATGGGGAGACATTCCAAATGAGACTATCACAAATCACATCTATGTGCGCAATCCACAAGAAAAATACTGGTCGGGATACCGAGGGCAATTTTGCACTCTTTACGACGATTTTGGACAGGTGGCAGACACAGAAGGATCACCCGATCCGGAATTTTGCGAGCTCATTCAAGCAGTAGGAGACAATCCATTTAAGATACCAATGGCGGACCTCGAGGAGAAAAATAAAGGTTACTTTAGAAGCTCCTTCATTGTCGCAACAACCAACTTAACTAGATTCGCATCCACTACTATTAAGAGCATCAGATCACCAGATGCGTTAGCCCGAAGATTCGACATCCATGTCGTTCTAAAGAAGACAGGGAAAGATGCGGAAAGATCATTCGACGTGATGTTAGATGGCGAAGCCAAGAAAAACGTTACCTATGAAACACTAGTCAACTTACTAAGAGCAAAGTTACGCATCAAGCAACAAAAGCACAGAGAGAGGACCGAACAAGGACAAAAGAAAGAATCAATCATCACACACAGGTGTATAGCAAAGCTAGTAGGAGTTATTTCAGCGCCGTCCAGTATCACAGGCACTGAGATGAAGAGAGAACAACACAACGAGGAAGCACCAAATCACAGCTTCTGTCACATTTCACTACCATGCAGGATGACACACCAAGGATGGTTCGACTGGGTTTTTGGCAGAGGACAGCACGAAAACACATACCCAATCAAGTTTTATCTAGGACAGCTATTGTGGGACCCACATCTATTGGACAACACAGTAGTCACAGGACTGAACAAGGAACTTTTCAAAGAAGATATCGCGCAAGTATGGGAGTTACTCTACGAGAATGGCTTTAACTTAGACAACTACGACACAGAAGGACTTAGGTTCAACCCAGCTTGGGACTTTCTAAAAGAGAAGCACATGCACTTACTGAGACGGAGTTACGAAGGAAGAATACCCTTCCACGACGATTATTACACACTCATGAGATGGAATCCAACAGCCGCAGAAGCATTCGACGAACTTGCAACAGAAGGAGTCATACCCACAACAGATTTACTAACACACATAGCATACGTAGTGGGCAACAGGATTATTTCACTTTTCAAGGCAACAGTAGGTTTCTTAAAAACACTAGCAATTAAACTATGCATGATGGCACACCACAATCAGTTCGTTATGATAGGATTAGTAGTTTCAGTTAGGATTTTAGTCGAGATCATCATCAACGCACTCTCAGAGAACATTTTCGGATCGAAAGTTACCAGCGAGACAGAAGACGAGGACGACGCAGTATTAGCAGAGACTTGGAGCAACGAAGCAGATCAGACAGAGACATTCTACACAGTTCACAAAGGAGAGGTCCAGGCATGGAGGAAATACGAATCACATTCAGAAAAGGGAGCACAGCTCTCCAACAAACACAAAACACACCACATGGTTAAGGAAAACAAATCAAAGCAAATCAGAAGTTTTACTTTAGAAAGTCGCAGTGACAAAGGAGCACAACTATCGAACAGATCAAGGACAGTGCTTATGCAAAGAGAAAACGAATTACCAAAATTTGGACTACTTGTTAAAGAAGGAAACGAAATACAGATGCGCAAGATTGATACATCATTTTTGCAAGAAGGAGATTTCAAGATCGTCACAAAACAAGCACTACACCAATTTGAGAACATGGCAGAATCAACATTTTCACAGAAGACAATTAACAATCTAGAGAAGAAACGAGAAAACTTTTTCATCGCAATGAGGACCGCTTTTGGAACCGAGAAA